TGAGATGAAAACAATCACAGATAGTTTCACAAAAGAAAACTACTTTAAAGGTTTAGAAATAACTGAAAAAGAATTTTCTCAAAACTTCTTTCCAAATCAAAAAGCAATAGACTTCTTAAAAGATTATAATTTTGACTTGATTAAAAATATGACAGAATAATTAGAAAATAAACTAAAATCTACACTTCAAAGAGCCTATATGAGAGATTCAAATTTAAACAATATAAAAGAAGAAGTAAAAAACATATTCAATACAACAGAATCCAGAGCAAAATCAATAGTAAGAACTGAAACAAACAGGGCAGAGAGTTATGGAAAACTTGAAGGAGCAAGTCAATCTGAATTAGTGTTAGGAAAAAGTTTAGTAAATTCTAATCCTGAGAGTGATATTTGTAAAAAAATGATAGCTAAATACGGAGATAAGACTATTGATTTAAATGAAAAGTTTAATGTTACTGTAAATGGAAAAGTCATAGAAGATTTATCTCCTCCATTTCATGTAAATTGCAAAACAAGATTAATAACACCAAGATTAACTAAATGATTTATAAACTTTAAAAACAAATAAAAATATGTCAAAAAAAGAACCAGAGGGTAAAATGAAATCTTATAAATTCGTTACAGATTCTACTGAATACACAGAAACAGAAACAAAAGGAGAAAAGAAATATTTTGTTCAAGGTTATATAAGCACAAAAGACAGAGATTTAGTTGATGATATAGTTACAGAAAGTGCTTTATCTGATATGCTTAAACAATTACAGAATAAGAATATTAAACTTGATGTAGAACATGAAGCATGGAGAGAGGAAAACCCTACAATTATACCTATTGGAAAGATATTAGAAGCAAAAATAGATGAGAAAGGTATTTGGGTTAAAGCAGAAATAAACAGTTCTCACAACAGGTTTAAAGAAGTGTGGAATAGTATTAAAAATGGTTTCTTGGATGCTTTTAGTATAGCATTTAAGACCAAAGATTATGTTTACAAGTTAATAGATGGAGTAAAAACAAGATTATTGAATAGTGTAGAACTTCTTAATGTCGCTTTGACAGGCAATCCAGCCAATCCAGAGTGTCGTATGGTAGAAGTTTTTACAAAAAGTCTTACTGACTTAAAACAAACGGAGGAAAATAAAATGGCAAATAAAGAAGTAAAAGACGAGCCAGATGATGAAGTAGAAGAAGAGGAAGAAGAAAAAGAAATAGAAGAACCAGAAAAAGAAGAAATTAAAGAAACTAAAGAAATTAAAACAGAAGAAAAAGAAATCAAAGAAACTGAAATTAAAGACATCAAAGGATTAAATGATATTTTAAGTGAATTAAAAGACAGTATAAAAAGTATTAACGAAAAATTAGATAAACCTATGTTTAAAAGCAAGATGTCTGATTTAAACAAAGAAACAAAAAATATAGAGGGAACTACAAAAGAAATTGACCCTTTAAATGTAATATAGGAGGCAAAAAATGGAAATACAACAAGCAACAACAGGAGTAGCCAATGTAAACCCAGCAGGTTCTTATGAACAGAGTTTTGGTAGAACAGAAAATAAAACTGTTTATCATGCTGGAGGTAGAAGTGGTTATGGAAACGGAGGTAATCCATTCAAAGAAACTGAAATGGATACAATAGGGTATAAATCAGTAAGAACTGATTTAAGACCAAGTTTGAAAAAGATTTTTGATATAAATTGGAAGGCTTTAACTTCAACAAGTGGTGGAGCAGGAACAGCAGGATATGCTATGATTCCTATTTATTTAAGTCCTATGGTAGTGGATGATACAAGAAAATTTACTCCACTTATTGAGTTAATACCAAGAGTAACAAATTATGGAGTAACAGCAGACTACAACAAGATAACTGCAAAAGGTGGAGCAGGAACTTATATTGAAGATGCAAGTCTAAGTGAAACAAATACAACTTACGACAGAGCAAGTACTGCAATAAAATACATATATGCAGTAGGTAGAGTAACAGGACAGGCAATGGCAGCAGTTCCAAGTTATGTATTAGAAGGATTTAATCCTCAGGGTGGAGCAGTTGGAGCATTTAGTCCAAGTTCAGCACCAAATGCAAAACAGATGGAAGTTTTAGTAAAGACCAGAGAACTTAGAGAAAAAGAAGAAGACCTAATAGTAAACGGTAACGCAACAACTTCCGGAAGCACACATGGTGTAACTGGAGCAAACGGAACAGAATATGATGGAATAATTCAACTACAGAGTACCACAAACAAAGTAGACAAAAATACAACTGCTTTGAGTTTAGACGACATACATACAGCAGTTCAGTATGCTTTTGATGATAGTGGAAGACCAAACTTAGCAGTTTGTTCAAGTTCTGTTTATACAGACTTGCTTAAATTACTTACTGCAAAAATAGGTTATCTACAACCACAAAAAGAAGTCTATTGGGGATTTACTGCTATTGTGTTAAATACAATGGTGGGAGAGATACCAGTAATTGCAAGTCAGTTTATGAGTAATGTTTCTGGAAGTAAAGCAATTTACTTTTTAGATTTAACTCATATAGAAATGAGAGTATTACAAGATATGACATACGAAGAACTTGCAAAGACTAACGACAGCCAGAAGTTTATGTTAAAGATATACGAGGCTCTTATAATAAGAAATACAGCATTTAATTCTTTTATAGGAGAAATCGCATAGGAGGTAAAAAATGTCAGCAGAAGATATATCATCAAGTGTAACAGTAGTTGGAGCACCAATAAGTGGTGCAAGTTCAGTTTCAGGAAAAGGACTTGTATTTGGAATATACGAAATTACTTGCACTGAAAACGGAGACTGGATAGTATTAACTGATTTTGAGGAAATCGTGGCTGCGGCAGCATTTGCAGTCGCATCAGATGTCCACACTATCGAAGCAATCGAAGTAGACACAACCACAGACAATAAACTAATATTGACTGCCGGTGGAACAGATGTAATGAGAATTTGGGTCTGGGGAACACCAGCAAACGAAAATTAAAACTTTTTTATTTTTTTTATTTTTTTATTTTAATAGTTAATAAACTATAAGGAGGTGTATATTATGACAGATGTAAGTGCAGCAGTTGAAGAACTGTTCCCTGTTGGTGGAACAACCAACGCAGGTAGAAAAATAGGATATTTAAATTCAGCAGCAAAAGCCGCACAGAACGACACGGTTATTGTAACAAATGCCAATGCGGTAGAATATGCTTGGCTAACTATTGATGCAGATGGAAGTATAGAAGCAGTAACTATTTCAGGGTCTACAATCACTTTAACAGATGCAACAACAGGAAATGTGAGTGGAATTGTTATATATAAATAAGGAGGGATAAAATGTTAGCAAATGTAAATGGACAAACAGTTTGGATAAAAGACAATAAGTTTTATGACAAAGATGGAAATTTAATAGTTAAGGCTTTAATAACCAAAGTAGAAGAAGTAGAAACAATTAAAGATGAAGAACCAATAGAAGAAAAACCTAAAAAAAAACGAAAGAAGAAATAGGTTTTCGAGAAGAATTATTAAACATTAAAGGAATTGGAATTAAAACTGTTGAAGATATATTAAATATCTATCCTACTAAAGAAAAACTATTAGATTCAATAAAAAAAGGTGAAAAACAACCTTTTAGGGATGATATAGAACAAATACTAAAAAAATTAAAATGAAAACAATCGAACTAACTGGAACTACAAGTGCAGGTGGAACTGCAACTATAACACATACAGATTTTGTTTACGGGACTCTTGAAAAAATAGAAGTAGATTACATAGATGGTACAAGTTCAGCAGATTTGGCTTTTACAAGTGAAGGAGTTGTATCTGAAAGTATTTTAGCTGTAACAGATGTTGGAACAGCAGATATAATTTATTATCCAAGAGGATTGGGAAATAAAATAGCAGATGCAGGTGCCTTTACTAATTGTGCAATACCTCTATGGATTTCAGGAAAACCACAAGTAAGCATAACCTCTGGTGGAAGTGCAACATCATATAGGTTTTTGTTTTATGTAACAGATGAATAATGACAAACAAAACTTATTACTGCACAGAAGACGATGTGCGAAGGGAGATAGGATTAGATTCAAGTGATGTGTCAGATGTTGATATACTTGAATTTATAAAGATGTCAGAGGATGAAGTAGATACAATTACCCATACTACTTTCTTAAAAGTTCAATCTGACGGCACTGCAACTTCTGCGACAACTGCGACAATTGCAGACACAAACCAGTCTTGGACAGCAAATGAATGGAATTCTGATGCAAACAAAGTTGGAGGTTATATGGTTTATGTATACTCTGGGACAGGAAATGGACAGGCAAGAGTTATAACAGATTCTACTACAAGTTCTCTTACTATTTCACCAGACTGGGAAACAACACCATCCACAGATAGTTTATATAGGATTTTCAAAAACACCTACGAAGATGAAACATTTACAGGAGATGGAACACAAACTTATTTTACAAAAGAATATCCTTTATTAAATTTATATTCTATTACAATAGACAGCACAGATGTTACTCCTTCTAATATTTATCAAACAAATCAATGGGGTAAACTTCATTTAGGTAGTTCGTCAGAAGTAACTTATTGGAAAGATACTTACCCTCTCCTTTGCAATATAAAATATTTCTATGGTGTTTATCCTGTGCCTCTTTTAGTTAGAGACCTTACAGCTGTATTGGCAGCAATAAGATGTGCAAGTTATATGATAGGTGGAACATACACTTTTGCAACTTCTTATTCAATTCCTGATTTATCTGTTACAAAAGGAGTTCCTTATCCACACTTTAATACAGCACTTGAAAAACTAACAAAGAGAAGAGATTGGTTGGTAGACCAGATAATAAATAGAATAACCAGACCAATGTTTGCATAATATGGGAGCGAATGATATAGGAATTGAACAATCCGATTTTACAAATAATGCTTTAAGTGATTTTGGAGTTCAACTTTCTTGGGAAGATTGCACTAAAACAAATGACAACATTACAGGAGATGAGACTCTGTCTTATTCAACAGCAGTATTAACCACAGCCGTTTTTGTAAAAAGGTCTCAAAGATACGAGCAAACCGCAGAAGGTTTAGTAGACTTAGGAGACGCTTATATAATGTCTCCAATAAGTTTAGGATTCGCCAAGAACGATAGGATTACCTACGAGGGAGAGATATTTTTAATAAACGAAGTAATAAGAAGAAGGGCAAATGGAATAAATATGTTTGACAAATGCACACTTATTAAAACAGAAGACTAATGAAAACAATAAAACAAGCAATAGACTATTCAAAAGAAATTATAGCAATTGATTTAGAGAATGCTTTTATTAAATCAGCAGAAAAAGCTTTGGGAAGTCATGAAACAGTATTTCCTAATTCAAGAACAGGACATTTACTTGGTAATATTCAAGCAAGACCAACAGATGAAGGTATTGAAATATCTATGCCTTCATATTCTTTATTTTTAGAATACGGAACAGGAATTTACGGTCCTAAAAAACAAGTTATAAAACCTAAAAATGCAAAAGTATTACATTGGAAATCAAATGGAAAAGATTATTTTGCTACTTATGTAAAAGGAATGACACCAGCACCTTTTATAAGACCTGTTATGCACCAACAGTTTACGAAAATAGTAATAGATGCTTTGAATGAAGCATTCAAGGAGGTTAAGTTAACTAAATGATTTATAAACTTTAAAAATAAAATTAATATACCAAGTGGATTAAAACCAAGAGGTTGATATGACTGTAAATAATCTTATAAATGTTGTAAACATAAAAAATGAATTAGTTAATTTTCTTCGTAATTCAGATATTTTTTCTACTACGGTAAGAGGAGTAACAACAGCAACAAAAACAGGAACTTTTTCAGGAGATTCTACTTATACAATAACAGATTCTAATGTAAAAAATGTCAGAAGTGTAGTAGTTGGTGAAACTACTTTAGTATTTGGAACAGATTATACAATAGATTTTGACACTCCTCAAATAGATTTTACTTCTGCACAAACAGGAGCATATACTATTCAATATGATTATGGAAGCACAGACCATATTTACGGTGATTTTCCAAGAGTTGATTTAGGTATAACTTCATATCCAAGAATATCAATTGCCATAACATCTGCAAGAACCGATGAAATAGCTTTAGGTGGAGCAGATACTATGACAGACTTTCTTATAAGTATTTATGTTTATGCAAATGGAGTTGAAAATGTAGATACTTATATAAAAAGTATAAGAGAAGTGTTTTTAGAAAATAAAAGTGGGTTTTATTATTTAGAGTTTGTTACACCAGTAACACAATCTCCTTTAATAAATGAACCAGCAAGAGGAGATAAAATATATACAAGAGCTTTAGAATTCAGAGCTCCATTTAATATTGAAACGGTAACATAGGTGATAAAATGAAAAAGAAAAAAGAAGAAAAAATCAAACCAGAATATGATAGAAATATACCTTATACAACAAGACAGAGATTGTTAAAAGACAAAGAAAAGACAGGAGGTGAATTATGACAATAACTGGAACAGTATACAAAGATTATGCTTTAGGAGTTAGAATAGACGATGAAACAAGTTATGCAACAGGAGGAGTAGAATCAGATGCAGATAGTTTAGGAAAAGTAACAAGTATTAATGCAACTTGGACAGATAACACAGGAAGACATTTAGGAATAGGAGAAGGAAGAAATGAGACTTCACATACCTACGGAGGAGTGGATATAACAGGAACAGTAGAATGGATAATGTTATCTGATATAGATGATGGTCCGGGTGGTAGTATTTCTTTTATGAAATATGTAATCGGCAAAGCACAAGGAAGTGGGTCAACAGCTGCACCTTATGAATTAGTAGAATGTGATGCAGTAGATTATTCAACTATGTTTAGTTTTGCTTTATGGGCTCAAAATGAAGCAGGAACAACAGATGATGTAGACAAATACGAAGGATGTGTAGGAACATCATTAACTCTTTCTTTTGCAGTAGATGATGTTTTAAAGGCAAGTATGGATTTTGTGGCTCAAAAAGTTACTTGTGCAACTTCTATAACAACTGCTTATGTAACACTAACACCAAATCCGTGGGTATTTCAACAAGGAACTTTTAAATGGGGACAGACACCAACTGCTGTTGAAGGAGTAGTAAGTGGAACAATTACAGTAAATAACTCTCCTTTGATTTATAGAAGTTTTGGAAGCAGACTTATAGAAAAACCAGAATTAGGAAGAAGATTATATGATTTTACATTGACTACAAAAATGACAAGTGTAATAGCAACAGCAATAAGAGATGACCTACTTGGACAAGCTAATAGTTTTATAGCAGGAATAGACCCATGTGTAAGAGAAGCAGATAACGAGATAGCATTAGAATTTGCCGAAGGAGCTGCAAGTGGTGACAAAAAAATGACAATAGAATTAGATGATTGTTCAATAACATCTATGAGCAAACCAATTCCAGTAGGTCAGGGAATAGTAGAAGTAACATTTTCAGGTATAGCAAAATCATCAAAACTTGATGGAAGCGACTATGTATTCGCAAGATACGAAACACTAACATAAACTCTAAGTGGAGGAAAAATGGAAATTGAAATAGATTGGAAAGGAAAAATGGAAAAAGTAGTTATAGAACCTCTAAGTTGGGGTGAAAATAACGATTGTATAAGAAAAAGTGTAAATATAGTAAACGGAATGAGAGAAATAGATATAGTAACACAAAACGAATATAAGTTATTAAAAAGTATAAAAAAAGCACCGTTTAAGTTAAATTTAGAGGAATTAAGAAAGATTCCTGTAAATATTGGTGAAATGCTTTTTAATAAAATGATGGAAATAAACAACATAACGGGTGATAATCTAAAAAACTTAAATCCTCCATCAACACAGGAAGAATAGTTGGTGGGGGTGAAATAGAAGATTTGCTGGTAAAAAATTATTTTGCCAATAAATATGGATATACACCAGAACAAGTAGATAAATTAGATGAAAAAACAATAAAAGGATTTTTGATTATAGAAACTGAAAAAGAAAAAGAAATCAAAAGAAAACAAACAATCCAAGAACATTTAAGTAGACAAAGAGGATATAAATAATGGAAGACATAATCAAGGCAAGAATTGTATTTGACGGAATGGGTGGAGCAGTTGGAGGTATTCCATCAGGAGCTACTGCTACTGCAACGGTTCTTACTAAAAAAGGAATGCAGTCTGCTGTTACTATTCCTATAACTGATGTTCTTGGTAGTATATCAAGAGGAATAAAAACATTATCACAGTTCTCTCCTATGTTAAACGCCGAGTTTATAAGAATGAGAAAAGGATTAGAATTAATGTTAATGCCAATCGGAGATACAATGGCTAATTTTCTTAGACCTTTTACAGTAGCTTGGTTAGATACTGCACAAAGTTTTTATCAAGACTATAGAGAAGGAGGATTTTGGAGTGCTATGGAATCTGCTATGGGTAATGTCTGGAAAAACTTAGGATGGACTGATGAAACAGGACATATTAACTTTGAAGGAATGATAGAAAACATAGACGACCTTTTAACTATTGGTTCAGTTTTAGTAATAGGTGGAGCAATACTTGCCAAAGGTTTTACTTCAATAGTTGGAATGGTTGGAGCTTCACTTGGTTTAGGAGCAGGTATGGCAGGAGGAATGGCAGGAGGAGTAAGTAAATTACTTATCCCTGCGGCTTTGTTTTTAGGAGGTAAAATATTAGGAGACTTAATTGGTTTAGGAAACTCTGGTATAGTTTCTTTAATAGCTACTTCACTTGGTTTAGGAGTGGCTGCATTAACTGGTGGTGGATTGGCAGTTGCTATACCTGTTGCATTAGGAGTAATAGGAATAGGTTGGGGAATTCAGGAACTAACAAAAGATATGGAAGAAACAACAAAAAATTTAGAAAAATTAGGTTTAATAGGTGCAGGAAAAGACCAAACAAGAAGTTTCAGATATAGTCCATTAACAGGAGCAATAGAAGAAGTCTCAAATAGTGCAAGTAAGATGTCAGAAGACTTACAATTACCTCCAGAAATACAAACAGGAATAAAGAGTATCACAACTAATTTTTTAGGACTTGGAGACCAAATAGATACAAATGATTTAAAAGTATTAAATTTATCAACAAGATTAAAAGAATTGCCTAATATAGACAGAACTATTAATTATCATGTGAATTATGTATATGACTAAATGAAAAAAATAACATTTGAGGAATTAATGGAAGACTTAAATAAACTTAAAAACATAGAAGTAGAAATAAATAGTAAAAACAAAAGAGAATTACAGAAAAGAAGAAGTAATGTTTTTGGTGGAGGATTTAGATAATGGCAGTTACAATAGGAAGTGTGGATTTGGGAAAAATTCAATCTATGAATGTTTCAAAATCAGAGACAATATCAACAAGACCAAAAATAACAAAAGATAGTGATGAAGCAATAGGAGTTAGTATTTCTGGTGCTTTAAGAACAGTAAATATAAAAGGAAGACTAACTGCTTCAAGCATAGCAAATTTATTAATAGCTATAACAAATATAGAAGCTTTAATAGATGGAAACCAGACTTCAAATGTTGTTTTAAATATTGATGTAGAAGGAACAACTTTTTTATCAATAACTGTTAAAATAAATAGTTTTACTTGGAAATATGAAGTAGAAAACAGAGCCGTTGCTGATTATAATTTAGAAGTTGTGGAGAATGAATAATGTTAACAGAAGTTAAAATAGATGGGAATGATGTAACAGATGAAACATTAACTTGGGAAGTTAAGTCTGCTTTTGGTGAAACTATTACAGAAGCAGAAATTCAATTAACTTCCGATGTAGCCAATGCTCCAGAAAATGGCAATACTATTACTATAAAAAGAGGAGAATCAGATGCAACAGAAGAATTTGTATTTGATGGTTATGCTGATGAGATTATAAAAAGTAATGTGGGTTATATAGTTAAGGCAAGAGATAAATTACTTGATTTAATTAAAAACGAAGTAACTTATAGTTATGATAAAAACATAGATGCTTCAGCAGGAAAGATTAGTGATATATTTAAAGATTTGATTAATACTTATGGTGGAGGAGTATTGGTAGCAGATGATACTTCTGTTCAGGATAGTGGAACTATTTATATTTTAGATAAGTTTATTTGTAATCATGAAGAAGTCTTTAAAAAATGTCAAGAATTAGCAGAATTGTTAGATTGGCAGTTTTATTATAAACAAAGTGATGGAAAAGTTTATTTTGAGCCAAAAGGATTTTTAGGGCAGAATGGAACATTAACTGTTGGAACTGATTTGGAAGAAGGATTACATTGGGTTTATGATGCTATTGATTTGGCAAATGATATAACTATATTTGGTGCAACACAGGAAATAGAAACAACAGAAAGCGGTCAATTAGATGTAACTTCTGGGTTTACCTCTGGAGATGGGGGATATGCTACATTAACTTATCAACCTGAGTCTGTAAAAGTTTATGCAGATGTAAGTAATCCACCAACTACTTTAAGAAATGGTGGTGTCCCAGAAGCCACGGAAACTTATGATTATTATGTAGATAAAGAAAATAAACAAATAATATTCGAAACTTCTGGAGGTTATGATTGGGATACAAACCATTATATAGAAATCAGATATTCTCATAAAAGACCAATACCCGTAACAGGAACAAATGAATTTAGTGTTGCAACTTATGGAAAACATACAAAAACTTTCTTTTTTGAAAATTTAAGAACTGTTAATGATGGAGAATTAAAAATAACACAATTACTTAATAAATATTCTATTCCATTTGTAAGTGTTGAAGCAAAACCTTTGACAAGATATAATTTAATAGTAGGAGAAACAGTCAGGATTATAGACGATTCTGTTAGTGAAGACAGGATTTTATTAGTAAATAAAATAATAAAACAATATCCACATACAGGAGATATTTTAAAATTAGGAGACAAGACTTGGAAAACTGCTGACTGGCAAACAGAAGTAATGGACAGGATAATAGAATTAGAAAAAGAATTAGGAAAAACAACTGATTACCTTGTTCATGTTATTACATTACAACACGAATTAGACTTTGGAAAATATAGTATAATTCTTTCAAAAAGAACAATAGGAGATGCTTTTATATTAAACCATCCAGTAAATGGTATACTTGGAACATCAAAATTAGGAGCAGGAACTATGTCTGGTTGGAGTGAGGAATATAATAAAACTTATTAGGTGAAAAATGACAGGAGGAATTTTAACAAACAACGCAAAAAATGTTTTATTAAACAGGGCTTATAAAAGTAGTCCAGACTATACACAACCAGATGATTTAAGAATAGGTCTTGGAACAACTACACCCGTTGTAACAGATACAGCTATTGAAATTCCTATACCAATAGAAAACGGAACAGTAAATGATGATGGAGATAACCAAATGACAGGAAGTAGTGGTGGAACTAACACAACAGATAATACTACTACTTATAAAGAAGGAGCAGGAGTAACAGATGCTACTTCACAAAATTTAATAGCAAATAATACAAACGCTACAAAGATTTGGACTATTGCTGATTTGTCTGCTAATGGAACAAATATAACAGCAGCAAAGCCTTTTGCCCTATGGTTATACATTAAAGATGCAACTGCTTTGGCTAAGTTTAAAACCAGTGGAACAGCCTTAGAAGTTAAATTAGGAAGTGATACAAGTAACTATTATAGTAAAACTTGGGAAGTTTCAGATTTGGCTGTTGGTTGGAACTGGATTTCAAGTGGCTCTACAAATACAGAAGACTTAGATGAAACAGGAACAGTATCAGGAGCAATAGATACTTTTATTATAGAAATTACAACAAACAACGCAACAGATACTTTTACTACTGGAGATGTTATTTATGACTTATTAAGACAATGGATTTCTACTGATTTAAAAATTGATATAGAAAGTGGTTATCCTGTTTTTGATGAAACAAACAAAAGAGTTACTATAAGATTCTGGATACCAAGCACAAAGGCAAATGGGTTTTCAATTTCAGAAATAGGAAGTTTTAATACAGATGCCACACCCAAACTCATAGACCACGATGTTATAACTGCTACAAGCAAAAGTTCTACTGACGAGTTTTTAATACAAATAATAAATAAAATTACATAGGTGAAAAAATGGCAATAAAAAACACAAATTTAGGAGGGACAGATTGGGTGAATAATGAAACTTTAACTCATACTGATTTAAATGATACTTTTAATGAAACCTTAAAAGATGCAGTTCCAATAGGAACAATTCTTTCATGGTTAAAATCATTTACAGGAACTCCTGCTTTACCTTATGGTTGGGTAGAATGTAACGGACAAGAAATTAGTGATGCTGATAGTCTATATGATGGTGAAACTTTACCAGATTTAAATGGAGATAACAGATTTTTAAGAGGAAATTCAACATCAGGAGGGACTGGTGGAACTGCTACTAATGATTTATCTCATACTCATTCTTTATCAACATCTGGAACTGTGGGAGGTGGGACTGGTAATTATAGATTAACAAGTTCAACAACAAATAGTTCTCTATCATCTACTACTGATAATGAACCACCTTACTATAACATTGTATGGATTGTAAAAATAAAATAACAAAAGAATTAAAACAAACTAAATACTTTAAAAACTTTAAAAAGGATTTAATAAATAAATGGTGATAAAATGACAACTACTACAAATTTAACAGTTAAAAGAAAAACAGATGTAACTTACTCTGGAACTGTAACAGATGAAGACGGTACTGCTGTTAATATAACAAGTGCAACTATTTACTTTACAGTAAAGAAAAATAAAAGTGACAGTGACAGTGAGGCACTTATTCAAAATTCTGGAAGTGTAACAGATGGTGCTTCTGGAACTTATACAATCACTTTAACAGACGATAATACTGATTTAGACATAGGAGTATATTATTATGATGTAAGATTTATTTTATCCTCTGGAAAAACATACATAGGGGTAGAAGGAAACTTTACAGTCCAGAATGTTATTACCCAAACCGTAAGTTAAAATGACTACTTTAAATGCTACAATAGCCGTAACTGCTGATTTAAATAGTTCATTATCTGTAACTAATGATTTGAACAGTAGTTTAACTGGAACAATTTTAACAGATGAAGTTATTATTGAAGATGATGGAACTTATTATATTTTTTACTACGATAGCACAAAGATTTTCAAGATTAGAAAATCAGATGGACAATTATTTTTAGAAGGAGGAATTACAACAGATGCCACTTTATAGACTAACAGGAAATGATGATGGAACTAATTACGAACTTCAAGTAAATGGGACAACTATTTTAGAAATAAATAAAACTACAAAACAAATGAGAATTTCAGGAGGTGTTAGTTTAGATGAAACTATTTAAATCATTTTGGATAATTTTATTTATAGTATTATTAACTGTAACAGTTAATGCTTTGTCTACATCTAATTTTGGAAATATATTTGTAAAAGGTAATGCTACATTTAATGGAACAGGAGATGTTAATATTTCCAATGCAGGACTTATAGTAAATAAAAATGTTACAGCAGATTATTTTTTAGGAAATGGAAGTCAATTAACAGGAGTATCAACTACTGATACAAATTGTTCTGTTAATAATTCTTGTAGTAATATTGTTTATCATATAGAGGATATTTATTTATTAAATACAGGCGACACAGCGACAGGGGATTATGATTTTACATTAGGAAATATCAATATTGGAGAAGGATATTCTTA